CAGTAGTATTAACATCCATGGTAACATAAGGAGTTTCATTATTAATACCAAAGTTGCTATAAATATATAAATTGCTAGCAGCTCTGATATCTCCAACTACATCAAGATAGTATGTTGGATCAGACATACCAATACCAATTTTACCATCTGCTTTAACTATCATTCTTTCACTACCGGCTGTCACAAGTTTTAGCTCATCATTATCGTCACCAGCATAATCCTCGGCTATTATATAAGTATCTCTGTCTGTATCTCTAACACCTCCTAAAACTCCCCATTTGTTACCTTCACCATAACCCTCAAACTGTTCTAGCTCTGTATTAAAACGAATATAACCTCTATGACTATTATCAGTATTGTCATTATCAACAGGTCTTTGAGAATTATTACCGCGTGGTAGCTTAATACTATCGTTCGTATTTATATCAACAGCAACAAATGGAGTTTCATTTTTAATGCCAAACTTCTTGTCAATATACAAATTATCAGATGCTCTTATATCACCAATTACATCAAGATAATAAGTTGGTGTAGACATGCCGATACCAACTTTACCATCAGCTTTAACTATCATTCTTTCACTACCGGCTGTCACAAGTTTTAGCTCATCATTGTCGTCACCGGCATAATCCTCGGCTATTATATAAGTATCTCTGTCTGTATCTCTGATACCTCCTAAAACTCCCCATTTGTTACCTTCACCATAACCCTCAAACTGTTCTAGCTCTGTATTAAAACGTATATAACCTCTGTTACCATTATTAGTATTTGTATTATCAACAGGACGCTGTGATACATCTCCCCTTGGTACTTTAATACTATCAGTTCTATTAACATCTAGTGCAACAATAGGATTTTCATTATAAATACCAACATTACCATTATGTAATATAGTAAAAACTTCATCATTATCATTTAGTATATTAACTATATCGTAATTAGCGATTTGTTTAAGTTTAAAAGCAACACCAGTTCCATTATTTTCAATATCTAGTTGTTCTGTTGTATATACATCTGTATTTAAAGTTGTTGTATCACCTAATACAATTAAATTACTATTGATAGTTAAATTACCATTTACAAGTAAATTATTATCATATTTATGATTAACAATAAATCTATTACTAGAATGAGCTTCTTCTGAAATAAAATCTGTTTCTAAATCAGTAATTCTATTTGATATTACATTACTTGAATGCAATATGTAATTACATGTGTCGCGTATTATATCCCTACCTTCAACCCTTAATATACCATTTGAAGTATCAATATCACCATATAAATCTATTTTATATTGCGTTTCTTCATCTAGACGTTTATGTAATATCATAACATCTTTTATAATGCCTTCGTCTAAGAAGTCTTGTGCGTAGAAAAATTTAAAGTCATTGTAATTACTACTTGAATATGCATGTATTTCTACGCCATTGGATCCAAGTGAATTAAAATGAATATTACTAGAATTTATTTCATATTCTTTATAGTAATTTTTATTGAGTATTTCAATTAAATCATTACCGTTAGCATCATATATTTTACCATCAAATCTAATATTACCACCCATATCAAGACCACCTTTTATAAATGCGTTGCCATCAGCATCAATTTTAAGAGGAACCCAACTATCATTTTCGGTACTATCAATATATTTAATTTCTAAAACTCCATCATAACTATATATTTCATGACCTGCAATTTTATTTAAATTTTCAACATCATTAGCAAGTGTAATATGGGGTTTGAAATTTTTATAGTTATAATTTTTAATTCTAATAATGTAATCTTGTTCTTGAAAATCTGATAATTTATTAAAATATTCATTAAGATATATCTTATTTGTAAAGTTATTACCATAAATTTCAAAATCATCTTGAATTAAATAATTACTATTTATAATTGATAAATCCATTTCTCTTGGGATACTATTCACATTGTTGGTAACAACAAAGTTGCAAGATGAAATATATACATTGGAATTACCATTTTCAATATCAATATTATATGAATATTCAAAACTATTATCAATACTTTCTAAATTCATAAGAGAATCTGGTAAAATATTTGATGTTTTAAATAGAATAGTATTATTACGCTCTGCCAAGAATTTACCAGTTAAATCAATATTAGAGTTAATTCTAACAATATTTGATGTTCTTGTTTGTAAAAATATATTTGTATAAATACCATTATCATTTAGTGATTTTGTATCAATCTCAGAATTTGTATATTCATAATAAAATTCGTCACTATCAAATGGTAATATATCTGTTATGATTTTGTTATCAATATATATCATGTTACTATCATCAACAATGTTGGAATTAAATTCAGATAAATAAGTAATATTGCAACTTAAATATTCAGGTAGTAATATAACATTACTATAATTATATGTAAAATCGTAATTTGATGCAACATTATCTATCAAAGTTAAATTACAAGAAAAACTATCAGTTATAGATATAATATGACTTACTGAATCATCAGTTATAATAGTATTTTTACCAAATGATAATTCAGGGTTCAATATAATATTGCAAGTAAATAAATCAGTATCAAATTTAAATACACATACGGTAGTATTATTTACGTCATCATAATTCGTTAAATTCATAGTAGAAGTTTCATAATTAATAAAATTAACATTCAAATTTGATACATTATAACTAATATCTAAATTAGAATGAAAAGTTTTGTAATTAATATCACTATTAAGTGATACTGTGGATTTAAATAAGAAGTTTGGATTTACTTTATTAACATCAGAAATTGGGTTGAGATTATTATCAATATCTGGGAAATAAGAAACACCATAATTATAAGTTACAAAATATTCCTTATCCACATTGTTCCAATTAGAAGATAATGTTGTTAAAGTTAAATTTTGAGGAGATATATCAACAACACTATCAAAAACATATTCAGATGTATATCTGCTTGTAATAGCCATTGCAGGAGTATCATAATCAGTTTTTATAACGAACGATTCAGCTAATATATCATCATTGAAACCAAAGCGCGCGCCTTTTCTAATATTATTACCATCAAATGCATCTATTATAAAAACATTAGAAGATTCGGGTTCATTAAAAGTACTTCTATTTGCTACATCAATACTAAATCTATAATTGTTTTCAAAACTTGAACCCGATAATGTATGATAAATATTACAGGTACTGCCAGTATATAAAAGATTAATAGCAGGAGCAAAATGGCTGTTTGTTACTTGAATACCATATCTATTTATATCATCAATATGGAAAGCAACATTGCTATTATTATTAATATTATTACCTATACCAATATGTGTCGATGAACCTAAGAAATTTCCACTATCATCAATATTGTTTTTAAAATTATAAAACTTTTTATAGTAGCTATCATGTAAAAAACTCATATCAAAACTAGTATGTTTGTCATCGTCACTTGATAAGTTAAATTTAACTAAATTTTTAATATTATCTTTTTTTTCATAATCATCATCAGCAACTAACAAATTGCAATTATATATTGCTAATTCCAAACTAGATGAGCATTCTATTTTATTATCTGAATAAGTTATAAATTTAGCAGCTGACAAATTGGAATTATCTTGTTTAACAATCATTGGAATTGCTTTTTTTTCAACTGGATCAACAATAACACTTCTATTTGGTGTATAAAGTATGTTATATCCAGTGTATCTAATATCATTATTTACACTAGGTAATCCAGTTTCATCATCAAGAGCAGGATTTAATGTTTCTGTTGTTTCAACAGTTTTTATATATTGTGTTATTTGCGACAATGTTTCCAAATTTGCTAATCTAAAATTATAATTACTACCATATTTATCTATGATATTAATGTTACCATGTACATCTAAATCACCATAAATTGACATAGCAGAATTATTATCTTCATAAGAAACAGAACTTTTATTAACATCAATATGATAGTTAGAGTTTCTAGAATTATAATAAAATGACATACCATAAGTTTTTGGTTTTGTATCTTTATCAATATAACCAATTTGTAACGGGCCTATACGCTGAACATTACGCGAATCAACATCATTAAATGTATGATTTTTATAAATAAACCATCTTTCTGCATTTCTATCACTTCCAAGATTTCTATCATATTCGCAAATATCTATACCACTAAAATCAGCATTATTTTTTGCACCACCACCTCTAACACCACGATATATTCTTATAACAGAATAGTTATTGTCTTCTGTTGTTAAATTTCTAATTTGTAATGGAACAGAAACATTTTCACCTTGCCAACCCAAAGATATCTTTTTATTTGTATGAAAACTATCAGTATTATTTGCAATTTGCAAAGTTTCAATAATTTTATCATTTTGATAATAATAATCGGCATTTATGCCTCTTTTTACATTTAAACCTTTCATACTTGATGCATATGATGTTAGATTGTTGTAATTAATGCAAAACTTATCAGTTTGAGAATCATAAATATTGAAAAAGTTTTTGGATTGATAGATAAAACCACGTGTTCTATGCATTTCATTACCAACAGTTATATAGTAATCGCGAGCTGCGACATTTCCTTCAACATCTAATTCATAACCTACGCGAGCGGCATATTTATTAATACCGACTCTTTCTCTGTTCATAGACATTGTTGGTGGAACATTTCTAATGTTCGGTAAATAATAGTTACTTGTCAATTCAGATATATCAGTTTCAGGGTAAAAATAAATATTATTTCTTTTTCCAGAAACTTTATTTGTATTAAAAATTAAACTATTATCATAATAATCTAATCTAGATAATCTACCAATATTAGCATAATATTCTTTGCTTTCAACCGTATTTTTCAATGTGATATCAAAATTGTTGCTTGTGGTAACATCATTTTTTATAATATTTAATATACCATCAAAACCATCAGTATCTGTTAATCCTAATGCTAATTTCCTTGGAAAACTAACATTACAATTAGCATCAAGTGTAGCAATATTGCTATGAACATATACAAAAAAGTAATTGCTACCATCTTCACTTCTACTATATGTTCCATAACCTGTTGTTGGATCATCAATATCAATTGGTATTATTTTACGATTACCGATATATATGTCATCAGCTACCTTTAATTTATTAATATTGACGCCTTCTGAATTAGTGAAGTTTACTTCGTTATCAAACTGTACTATACCAGTGAAATTAGCTACATTATTTACAATTAATGATTTAGTTTCAATATTATTATCAACATTAACATTGGTATTAACTTGCAATTTATTTGTAGACAATAAGTCATTTACACCAATATTATTGAAATTATATAAATTACCTAAAAAATCTCCTTCTGATATTTGTGTTGTATTTATAACACTTATACCGGAAGATCTCACATATATGTCGTCAAGTGCTTTATGACTATTTGTGTAATAATCATACATTAATATTTCATTAAAACATGAAACGCCATTTACTTCAAATTTTATTTCTTCTTCAATAACATCTTCATTTATTATTTCACCGTTATGTAAGGTTTTTCTTGTAAAATCTCGGGTGCTTGTTCTATTAATACCGATACCTACATTATTATTTTCATCAATAGCTAATGCCGGAAACTGATTGCTATTTGTATATGTTGGCAAAGCGTGAGTACCATATAATTCTTCGATGTTTGAAGAAGATTTACTAATATGAAATTCTAATGGCGTACCCCTTGTTGTTGATATAATAGCAGGTGAAATATTTGAACCACCAATGATACCAAAAGCAAATTTAGTAGGTTCTTCTTCATTATTTGTATCATTTCTTATAGCAACATGCATACTATTAAATTTGTTATTGGCTGTTGATACGATATTGAGAGGATGTGTGTTATTATAAGTATCAACATGACCGCCTAATGTAACAAAGTTGGGTGTAAACACATTTTTAATGTAATAATTATAATTATAAACATCTTCATAACTGGTATCTAAACCTGCTTGAAAAGGCTGATTTGCAGAAATATTATTAGCATTTATAATAAAATCTCTAATTAAACTACTTGTTAATGGATCACCATCTAAAATAATATCATTAAGTTCTAAACCCGCTGCTTTAACAACACCAGCACAATAAATGTTTTTGTCTACAAATAATGAAGTATCAGAATTTAAAAAATTAGAACTAGAATTTCTTGATGTATTAACAGCGACGCCATCACTATTAACTAATAAACTCCATTTGGTATTTCTTTGATTATCTTCTTCCGGATAATATGTTTTTTCACCGACTACAAGATACTCGTTTCTGTTTAAATTTAAACCTTCCACGTTGATAGCATTACCATCTGCATCAACTTGGAATCCAATTCCAACAGAATCGAGTTGTATTGTCGGTGCTATACCTTCATTACCAATAAAACTCATTTATTATGTTATTCTATTTAAAAGAAATATACTATTAATATTTATATGTATATCTTTATGTATAAAGAAAAAATGATATATACATATAACTTATTTTTTAGTATATAATGAAGAGAATAGACAATATTCATAATAAAACAAAGGAGATTGATAGCGAAAATCTTCCTTATAACAATAAAAATATACTTTTACAGGAAGAAAATCTAAGAAAGCTATTTGATGATAATGGATTAAAAGATTTGAAATTTAAGAATATCAATTTATATCGCGTTGCATTTGTTCATAAATCTTATTGTACAATGAAAAATATAGATTTTAATAAAAGCAATATTAATTGTCCGAGTGATTGCTTACCTCTACAAGATATATCATATGAAAGGCTTGAATTTCTCGGAGATTCTTTACTTGGCATGATTGTTGCCAATTATCTATATAGTAGATTTCCTGATCAAAATGAGGGGTTTTTATCTAAAATTAGAACTAAACTTGTCAACGGTAAAATGTTGGGATATTTATCGGATAAAATTGGATTTCCGAAGTTTGCCATAATATCCAAACAAGTTGAAGAATCAAATGGAAGAAATAATTATAAAATTATGGAGGATATATTTGAAGCATTTATTGGTGCACTATATTTAGATTTTCAAACAGATCACGATGATGTTGTGTTACCAAAACATATTAATATATTACCGTCAACAGGTGCAGGATATTATATTGTAGAATCATGGATAATTTATATAATAGAAAACTATTTAGATTTTAGTGAATTAATAAGAATTAAAAATAATTATAAAGATATGTTAGTTTCACATATGCAGCATTATTTACAAGACGCTCCTCAATTTAAAGAGCTAAGTGTTGTGACACGTGATAATTATAAAATATTTACATATTGTGTTAAGGATAGAAATGGCACAACTATATCGACATCAACTGGAAAAAGTAAAAAAGAAGCTGAAAATAATGCAGCATTAGAAGCGTTGAAATACTATAATATAAATGTAAATGAATATAATGCAAATATATAAGTAATTACAATTATATTCATTTAATTATGAAAATAACACATTTAGTACTTTCTGGCGGAGGTATGAGAGGTGTAATGTTTATAGGAGCTTTAAGATATTTATATATAGAAAATCTGCATAAAGATATAACACATATAGCTGGAACTTCTATTGGTTCCATAATTGGTCTAGCAATTGCATTGAAACTTGATATAAATGAAATGGAAGACATTATAATGAAGGGTAATCAAGATACAAAATTATGTAATATTCCTTATAAAAACTGTATTAAAATAGTTACTGAATGTGGTTTGTCTGATGTACATATTTTTTCTAATTATTTAAAAGAATTTATTAAAATAAAATATCCGGATATTGAAGAAAATATAACTTTTTCTTATTTAGCAAAACGTTTTGGTATAAATTTATATGTATCTACAACAAATATTTACACTTGTAAAAATAAAATATTTAGCCTAGAAACGACACCGGATGTATGCGTTTTTAAAGCTTGTTCTGCATCTATGACGATACCTATGTTATTTAAACCAATAAAAATAAATGATGATTATTATTATGATGGTGGATTTACAAATAATTTCCCTATTAATATTTTCAATAATGTTCCAGATGATAATATTTTAGGAATGATATTATATAAAGCTTATTATGATAAGGAAATACCTGATGACCAAATGCCTCGTCCAAAAATAAGTTTCATGTTTTTATTGAAACAGCTTGTACATTTATATGAAAAAATTAGAACACGAGCTGTATTAGGTGAATTAATAGATGTTGATAAGGCAGAATATTATTATATTCCCGATAATATTCCAGATATTCCAATGATGAATATAGAAATAAATAAAAAGGGGTTACGATTAAAATTGCCAGAGGAATTATATAACAGCATGATATATGCTGGATTTAAAAGTATGTCCGAATATATTATTAATAGAAGAAAAAAATACATAGAAAAAAATGAAAAAAGATATGAAATCACACATGTAGACTATCATTAATTAAAAATGGTTTTTTATTAATAATTTTTCCAATAGGTTTGGATTTAGTAAAAATATTTTTAGGCGCCGTTGTTAAATGCGGTATTATCATTTCACTAATTAAATCTTTCAATTTTTTATTTCCTTTTAATCTACTTGAAACTAATGTTTTATTAATTGTTATTAACTTGTTAAGTAAGTAATTCGTAAAATAAGAAACATTATCAGAAGGATATTTTCCAAAAGAAGACCATGATTTGGGTAATATTTTTCTATTAGCAAAAGCATATATAATTCTCATATAATCTTCCAACATTTTTGATGTTACTTGATTATCACGATCAATTGTTTTAGCAAATCCGAAATCAAATATCATCATATTATATTTACAACTTTTTAAATAATATTTTGTACCATTAATATCATATTGGTAATATCCCTCTTCTGGATTTCTTTGATATAAAAAATTGCCATAATGACAATCACCGTGAGTATATCCAGTACATTGAAATGTCATAATTGATAGCATAACTTGAATAAATACATTGTATACTAACATGTCATCACTTACATATGTTTTTAACTTACATAACTGCTTTAAATCTCCATGTGCTAATTCATTTAGATTTACATAATAATTTAAATTACTTATAATTGGTGGAACATCACTGGATATATTGTTACATAAAAACGTTCTATATGTAAAAACAAAGTGTTTGGATAATTTCAATTTAAGTATTTTTTTAGTAATATGTTCATTTAAATATTTTTCAATACTATTTGATGTATTTACCTTCATCAGTTTTGTTGCGATTGGATATTTACCAATAGCATCTTTGATAGATGTTATAAATATGGAACCATATTTACTATCAGAACCAATTTGTTTTTCTAAATTTACAATATCATCAATTGTATATCCGTTATATACTTTTGTCTTTTTATAGAAGTTTTTTTTTTGTAAACAAGATAATTCCTTTATTTTTGATATTTTACTATATATATACTTAAAATATTTAGCACGATTTTCAATGCAATATTTATTTTTAACATATGACTTTAAAAATGCTTTAACATTTCTATTGGCATAAGAAACTGAACCAGATAAATTAGCATTGCTTGATACTTTGCTTAATTTGCTCGAAGATATTTTATTAGATATTTTAGATAGTGATAAGGTATTTTTTGCATAAGCATTTCCTTCTTGAAAATAGAAACCGCTGTGATATTCACAGTTAATATTAGAACATTTAGTCATAATTCTACTATTAGATAATAAATATATATTTATTATAATAGATTTGTAATATGGATCCATATGTTTTTATATTGGATTTAGATGGAACAATTATTGGAGATTGTAGTTATCAATGTGATTTATATAATTTGCAGGATATATTAAAGAAAAATATAAAAAACCTTAATAAAGCTACAGCAGCATCATTTAATAAAAATAAAATAGATTGTGAGAAAAAATTAAATGAAAGTTATAGTAACGAATCGCTATTAATAAGACCGCACTTTACTAAATTTATGTATGCCATAAAAAAATTCTATCCTAGTTCATTTATATTTGTTTATACGGCATCAGAAAAAACATGGGCAAATAAGGAAATAGCGATTATTGAAAAGCAAAATAATATTAAGTTTAATCGTCCTATTTTTACACGCGATAATTGCATCGTTGATAAAAATGGTATGATAAAAAAATCTGTTACTAAGATTATGCCTCAGTTATTAAAAACTATGAAAGTCAAAAAGGATTATGATATTGCTAAGAAATTATTAATTATTGATAACAATCCTACATTTGTAGATTTTAAAGATAATTTTTTACTTTGTCCAACATATAATTATATTCAATTCAGTAATTTATGGGATGGTTTATCCAATAAAGAATATTTTAAATGTAAAGAATTGAAAAACTTTGTAATGAAAATGGTAGTACAGAAAAAAATGCATAATGTTAAACAAACTACTAAACCAGAAAAACAAGAAAAGCTTTATAAATGGCTTTATAAAAAGCACAGAAATATTAATAAATATAATTGTAGTTATGCCAATGATACATTTTGGAGAGATATTACTGTATTGATAAGACATCATAATATTAAAGAATATAACAAAAAAATTATTATGTCAATGCAAAAAAGTATAAAGAATTAGTATTATTTTTAATTAAATGATATATATAAGTTTTGATATAGGTGTTAAAAATTTGGCATTATGTATACTCAAAAAAACCGATAAGATAGAAGTTCTTGATTGGCGCATTATTGCATTGGCCGATAGTAAAAAAGAGTTAAAAGGTATTGATGATATATCTGAACGCGTTTATTATGAAATGGATAATATTGTAGGTTTTTTAAAAGAACAAGAAATTAATACAATAGATTATGTACTTATTGAAAATCAACCTTCTAATTTAAATGGTATTATGAAAACGATACAACATATAATTTATAATTATTTTAGTTTAATAAAACATTGGGATAAAGAAGTTGAAAACGTGGTATTAGTTAATGCTTCTTTAAAATCAAAAACACATGATTATGTATCAGAAATAAAACCCGATGAAAATGCTGGAAACAAAAATGCCAAAAATTTTAGAAGAACTAAATACCTATATAATAAAAAGCTAAGTATTGATATTTGCCAAAATTATATTAAGGGCAATCAGCGATTACTTGATATTTTTGTAAATAATAAAAAGAAAGATGATTTAAGTGATGCGTGTTTGCAAGCAGTATCATATATTAGAACAAATATCAAAAATGAGCCATTAGATAATTATAATCTGTTATATTAAAATGAATATATTATTAATATCAATGTATAGTGATAAATGGAACTGGAAAAAGCAACATAAATTATATAGAAAGGCTATTGGAAAAAATGCTAAATTAATTATAAAGAGATATTATGATAAAGCTGGTATTAGAAAAGTTTTAGATAGTAGAAAAATAAACGGAATAATAATAAGTGGTTCTGATTATTTTGTTCTTAAAAAAGGCTCACCTGCTGTTCCTAATTTTGTTTTTAAATATAAAATACCAATATTGGCTATATGCTATGGTTTACAATTTTTAGCAGCTAAAACAAATAAAAAAAATATAAATAGCTTTAAAAATGGTATGAAAACTTATACTAAAAATATTAAAATGTCTTATCCTTTTAATGTGAAAACTTTAACATATACATATTTTCACCAAGATTATTTAGTTGGCATCGGTAAAAAATATAAGGTTATAAAAAAAATGGGTAATAAGATAGTTATAGCATATAATAAGTCGGATAACATTTTTGGTATACAGTTTCATCCAGAATATATTACAAAAACAGGGAGAATATTTTTTAAAAACTGGTTTAATTTTATAAAAAAATAGTGCGTAATCTAGTATATATATAAATTATTGTAAATATATAAACATTTGGAACTCAAATAATATATAATATGTCTTTAATATCAAATTTAAATAGTAAAACTGATGATTTAATAGAATTAAATAAAGATAGTTTCAAAAATAATTCTTTTAATTTTAACATACCTAAAAACAATGGTATGAATAAAGGTGGTTTTATAGACGACGGTCTATTTAACAAGAAAAAAATTAGTGATGATGTTATATCTATGTCTTCGCGCTCTTCGCGTGCAAGTAGTTCTGCTGGAAATAGTAATTATGATAAAGCCAAATATATGAAAAATATGAAAAATATATATAAAAATAAAAAGTTAAATCGTGATGGCGATATGGATAGTACATCTGGTAGTGATGCTAGCAGTGTAAGTGGTAGCAGTGATGTTAGCGGAAGTAGCAGTGGCAGCCGCGATAGTAGGGGTAATGGGGAAAGACGTAGTAGAAATAGAGACGACACAAGTGAAAGCGGAGAAAGTGGAACATCTCAAAGTGGTAGCGAAAGTTCAAGTGGAGAAAGCAGAGTAGCAAAAAAAAAGCATATGAGTGCAAAAGATATTGTTAGAAACGAAATTAACGAAAAGCGTGAAATTATATATCAGCTTGAAAGATTAGAATCAAAGGGTTTCAAATTACCTTTCAAGTTTAATATGAATTCTGACTTGGAAGAAATGCGCTCCGAGTACAACCGTATTATTAGAGAAAAGGAACTTGATGGAAGCGTAAGATTCCAACAAAAAATGTTAATGGCATTTGTTTCCGGAACTGAATATATGAATACTAGATATGATCCATTTTCAGTTAAATTAGACGGTTGGTCAGAACAAGTCAATGAGAATATTAATGATTACGATGATATTTTTGAAGAATTACATTGTAAATATAAATCATCTGGAAAGAAAATGGCACCGGAATTAAGATTATTTATGTCGTTATCTGGGAGTGCATTTATGTTCCATTTAACAAGCAGAATGTTTAAAGAACAACCTATGCCTGATGTAGAAAATGTATTAAAATCAGATCCCGAATTAATGAAACAATTTCAAAATGCAGCTGCCAAACAATATATGATGGGTAGTGGAGGTAGTGCTCCAAATATTGCTGCACCAAAACCCGCGCAAAGCAGTATGGGAGGAGATAATATGGGATTATTTGGTATGGTAAGTAACTTGCTTGGTTCCTTAAATAGCGATCCTATATCATCGGAAATGCCGAGTTATCAACAAAATTATTTTAGTAATAAATCGGCAAACGATGTAGATAATATCATAAATGATGTTCATAATAATATATCGGTTGAAGACGATTTAGATAATCGTATAGAAACTCTTTCTGTTAGCGATGAAGAAATAACATCAATAATTGAAGATACTGCTGATATTCAAATATTAAAAAAATCAGGAAAAAAAGGAGCTAATACTCGTACTTTAAATATTTAAATGAATTTATTTTTTTCTGCGGACATTAGTCATTTTTTTAGCACTTTTTTTAACAAAGCTGCCTACATCTTTGACAGATTTAGCGATTCTGTCAGGAGTAGATTTTAAGGTACGCATTGGGTTACGGATAGTATTTTCTACTTCTTCTTCAAATACTTCAATGCGAGATAATAAGTTGCTTAAAGTGCTTAATAAGATTGGGATGATGATTATGGTGAATAATAGGGTTAAGAATAAGAATAAAGATATCATAGTGCCAATGGCAATGATATCTCTAGACATGTCTTCCGAACATTTGCATTTTTCATTAGTTAAATATTTAACATAGTCGAATGCATAGTAGATATATACAACAAATAGTAAGAAGAATACGAAAGTTGCAATAGCTACTAATTGTACAATTACACCACCCATACTTTTAGCAACTGCTTTTAAGGAAACAAAAGCAGTTATAAAGAAGTATATTAATGCAATTATTGTGAAGTTTTTAATGAAATCCTTGTTAGGATGTTCGGAACATTCACAGCCGATATTTTCTAACTTGTATAAATATGTGTATATTATTAATAATAATATAACAAATATCATTTGTATTATTAAGCTACTGTAAAAAGATAGATTGTTTTCTTCCCTCATGATTTTTAACGTTTCTTACTCTATATTATAATATAGAAATTATTTATTTTGTAAATCTAAAATATTATAAATTAAAAACTTTGTAGAATTATTAAAATTTGTAATATCTAATTCTTTAATTTTATCAATTATTTCCGGAGTTTTTGTTACACTTAATATTTTAAATAATTGTTCAAGAAAAATATCTAGAATATGTTTATATTCCTTGTTTTCTTTTAGAATATCTATCGTGTGTTCAAACAATACTTCCAATAAAAGATGAATTTCACTTAACTTAAAATTTATCCATAGTTTATTAAGATTATTTATATTTTTTTTCCATTTAATATAATCGCAATATAAATCATATTCATCATTCAATAACAATATATCATTATCATAAATTATTTTTGGAGGATCCCATTCCCGTAATTCTATGTAATTCTTCCATTTAGCTTCAATATTATCTTGTAAAATATTTTCATCAAAAAATGTTAATATATTTGTATACAAGCTGTTTTCATTAAGCTTTATATATTCCCATATAATCTCAAATACGCTATTCTTATCATTTGCGTTAATTATTTCCTTAATGCTTTCATATATAGTGTTTTTATTTTTTGTAGTTATTTTATTTAATAATCCAACTAATTTACGTTTCAACATTGAGTTGTCGGTAAAATCGGGAATTATAATATGAAATCTATTTTTTGATGCAATCGGTTTTTCTTTTTTATTATAATTTTTTTTTACCCATATCATTTTTGGGTCATAATATGATTTAAAACAACTATAAGTATCTTTAATTTCCACAGCCTTATTTTTAATATTTACCGGTATTTCTTCTATTTGATTATATCTATCCTGAAAACATGAATTATCTATTTTAATAATACTATCATTCATTGTATTATATAATACTATATAAATAATCTTATATAATTAAATACATAAGGCAATAATAATATATATTATAAAATGACTATTGCTATTCAAAGCATTGAATCGTTTAGTGATTTTGTAAACAAGTTGGAAGAAGTTTATAAAAATCAATTAATTTACCGTACTTTAATAGTTTATGGTAATGAAAAATATGTATCTATTTACAAATATATGTTAGAGCAAAATAATAATAGTGTTTATGTTGTTAATAATAAAAAAATAAATTATGATAAATTGGATTGTAGAATTTTGATGGTAAATGATAAAATTTTTAAAAAAATTGTAGAAAAAAATGGTAGCGACTTTTATAATTTGATTATGTATACACCATGTAGTAGTAGCAATAATAAAATATAATTATCTAACAATATTTTAGATAGAATATTAAATGGCGAAAAAATCGTTTAAAATAGAATATGTTATATTAGCTACTTTTGCGTTGATTGTGTTTGTGTTATTATTAAATAGTAAAAATATATGTGAAGGATTTTTCAGTGAAAAAAAATATAGTTTAGAATATTTTTATATGGATGGTTGTGGACACTGTGACCAATTTAATAAAAGCGGGGTATGGGAACAATTAGAAAAAACTCATTCTGATAAATGTGAATTTAAGAAATATAATATGAAAGATAAGATGGATAGAGTCAAAAAATTTGATATTCAAGGATTTCCTACAATATTACTTGTAAATAAATCTGATAATAAAGATAAAATGGTAAAGGCATTTGAAGATGCTAGAACATATACTAATTTAGAAAGATTTATTAATAATATATAAGATATTATTAAGGTATTGATATAACAATAAAAATGGGAGGCGGATTAATGCAGTTGGTTTTAACCGGGCAAATGGATCAATATATTACAAGAAACCCATGTATCAATTATTATAAATATGTTTATAAAAAACATACTAACTTTGCATTAGAAAGTTATGAAACACCACCAATAAACAATGCAAATGGTGGTTTTTATCAAAGTGTAAAAATGACATATAAAATTGAGCGCCGCGCTGATTTATTAACGAATATGTATTTATCATTTATGTTACCTAATATATATTCTACTAATGAAATGAGATTCAGATGGGTTGAAAATCTTGGATATAATTATGTTGACCGCGTTGAACTTTTAATAGATGGTAACACAATTGAAACATTGTATAGCGATTGGATGAATATTTGGAATGAACTTACAAATAAAGATGGTATTGAATATAATAAATTATTAGGTAACGTAACTGAAATCATAGCACCTTATAGTTTTCAAGCAAAATATACATTTAGAAATAACAAACTTTATAATATCAATTATCCTGTTGCAACTTTTACTAGCTTGACACCAAGTATAAAGTCGCGCGAAATACAAATACCTTTAAATTTCTGGTTTACTAGAAATCCTTCATTGGCATTGCCATTGTTGAAATTAGCCAATAATGAGGTTACACTAGATGTATATACAAATCAGCGAGGTATAGAATCACTATATAAAGTTTGGACTGATAAATTAAATACATATGTTAGCAGTAGTTTCTATAACGAGCTACATAATGCTAATATATCAATACAAAACTTTATAAAAAATAAAAATCATGATGTACAAAATAAGTTACATTTAACCTATGTATTTTTAGATAGCACTGAAAGAAGTAAAATGCTTCTTGAAACAAATAGCATGGATTATATTATTGATACAGTTAAAATGTCAACAGCCAATGTTGATACAGTGTCGCAATCAACAGTTACTTGTGATATTAATAATGCGAATAATCACATTAAAGAAATCATATGGTTTTTAAGACGCACTGATATGATTCCGAAATATAACAATTATATTAATTATACTGGTTCACCTATATATGCCGAAAATATGCATATTATGAATAATGCAGTAATTAAATGGGCAAATGATACTAGTCGCACTGATTATAATGCAGAGTATTATAATAATATTCAACCATATTATTATCATACTAATATACCAAGAACAGGTATTTATTGTTATTCATTTGCTCTATTTCCAGAAAAGGTAAATACGTCAGGTTCATATAATAATTCGCAAATTAAAACATCTGTAACATTTACTACAAATGATTTCAGTAATGATGAAACATTTAATGGAATTCAAAATGCTACAAAAGCTATATTGGGTCAAAATTATAATTATGATGTTTTGTATGAAGCTAAATTTTTTGTAAAAGAAATTAACGTACTTTCCATAATAAATGGTAGTGCGCAATTAAAGTTTGTTTAATTTTTTTATTCTTTCAAAGTAGTAATAAGTAAGAAATGGACTTATTTGTATTAATAATTTTATTATTAGCTGGGTTTATTATAAAATATTTAATAGATGTAATATCATCTCTAAGTAAAGAAATTAAAGAGATTAAAAATAAATGTATTATGCCTTCTGCCACTGAAAGTTTAAAATCTTCTGTATCACCAATTGAAAAGATGAATAATGATGTAAAAAAAGGAATATCATATTTCAAAAATTATTTTGACTAAAATACATATAAATAATATAACCTTATATACATTAATAACTTATTAAATATGCCCAGAAAACCCAAAAATCAAGATGATAAAGCAATAGAAATAAAAAAAAAGAAGAACTTAATGAATACAATGGTAAAAGATGTAACTCTTATAGAAAATGAAGATATTATACTACAATTGCCAATTACTGAGGAGGATAGTAATAAAAAAAAAAATATTGTAACACAAGAAGCTCCGAAGCCTTATGAACCCGATTGTTTTTATTTAAATGATTCAAATCATTATAATAATATTCAGGACAATAATTTAGAAAATATTGATACTAATAATGAATTTATGTTAGATTATGGATATGCAAAGGATATACTTAACAATAATAATAATTGCTATTGGTGTTGCCACCCAATTGAAAATCGCACATACGGCATGCCTTATAAATATAATGTTAAGACGAATACCTACGTGTTATTTGGTAACTTTTGTTCATTAGAATGTGCAAATGCTTATAATTTCTCTTCTCATTGTGGAAGTGATAAAGTTTGGGAAATAAATAGTTTAATACAAATGCTTAGTAAACATTATGGATGTAATAAAGCTATTCGCCCTGCACCATCGCGTTTTTTATTGAAAATTTTCAATGGACCACTTACAATTGAAGAGTTTAGAAGTAGTCATTTAACAAATGACAAAACACATATTTTAAATTTACCACCAATGATAACAACGATACATAATTATGAAATAGTAAATACATCATATATCAAAAATATAACAGATAATATTAATAATCAAGGTAAAGAATCCATGGTATCTAAAAATGCAATTGAAAATAAATTAAAATTAGTAAAATAATATAAAAAATAATTATAATTAATAGTATACAAACAAAATTTATGAATCATGATTAAAATTAAAGGATATAATGTAACAATTTGTAAACTAATTTTTAGTAAATCCAGTAAAAATATGCAAAATTTAAATTGGGTTTATAATAATAAAAGTAATTTAAAATATAAATTATGCTCTTGTAGTAATATTAAGTGTTGTAATTCTCCTTATAAAAATAATGAGCTAAATTATTAAAAATTGATATAAGGGATATAACCTTTATATATTACGTATAATGTCGGAAATTTACTTTTCTCCATATAGGATTTCAACAATTACTTGTAATGCAAATATTAGCATCAATACGAATATTAATTTAAATGTATTATTTGATAATATTAGTATTAAAGAAGAGTGCTTTGATAATAAAGAAGGTATTGTATGGATTCAATTTATGAAGGATGGCGAAGATGTTTCTCGTGGTACTTATCCAAAAAAACGTAGAAAAAGTAAAAAAGATAAGGTTAAAAAAAATCGCTTTGATAACCAAGTAACTATAATTTACATGTTTAATGATAAATATATTCCTAATGTAAAAATATTTAAAAACGGTAATATACAATTAACTGGTATCAAAGATGTTAAACACACTGAAATAATTGTTAATTATATTATTGAGAATATCAAGAATATTTACAATAATGTAACAAAAGAAATAGTTACAGCAGATACTGATGTAAATAAATTAGAGTATCAAAACTTTAAAATAAGGATGATTAATACTGATTTCAAAGTTTACTGTGATCCTGAGATGACAAAGGGATTTGAATTAAAACGTAAAGAAATTCATAGAATATTTATTGGAGATGAATATAATAATAAATGTTCATTTCAACCTGGAATATATCAAGGTGTCAAACTAGAATATTTCTGGAATAGATTTAGTGATCATAAGAATGGTATTTGTTGTTGTCCGACGAATTGTTACGGCAAAGGTAGTGGCAATAAAATAGGTGATTGTAAAAAGGTAACGGGAGCATTGTTTGAAAGTGGTAGTATACTAATTACAGGAGGAATAACTTTTGAGCAAGTTGACGAAACATATAAGTACATCTGTGATTTTCTTAGAAAAAATAAGGATAATATTAAGAAACCTCAACCAAAGGTTTCATTGATGTGACAGCTGAAATTATAATTATCATCAGTTAAATTATATTTTTTATATAATTCAGTATTTACTGTATTATTACCAGGTCTATTATATGATGGTATATGATGACTAGCATAGAATTGAGCACTAAATAATACAGCATCAGGTTCTACATAAGGTTTTATATAAGTATTACCCCATGGTTTCTTATCAAATAGCACATCACCGGTATATAATCCGGCATTTTTAGGAGGGGGCGGTACAGGAACATCAGGGGAATAATCTAGCTCTGTATATTCTAATCCGTTTTTCATTATTGATATCTCTATTTATATTAATATATTAGAAAAAAGAGTATTTTGAGTACATAATTTTATTTTTTAATAGAATTTTATAAACTTTAAGATTTTCAATAGATTTAGAGAATTATGTACTCATTTTCTAAGCATATAAAGAAGATAATAATATAAACATTATATAAATGGGTAGAAAAGATAAAAAGCAAAAGACACATGACGATCACAATTTTGTTAAAGACGGTATGGAAACTAATGAAATAAGAAATGCAGTTCAAGATATTATGCTTTATATTGAAGAAAATAGAAATAAAATGGAGTTTAAGGAGATTATAGCTAGTTTAAAAGATAATATTGATAGAGTTGAGTTTTTTGAAAAGAGATATCCGATGTTATATCAAATGGTAACAAAAGAAGAAGGTTTTGAATATCAAAGCTTAGAATACTTTTTAAAAATGCGAGAAGGTATCATACAAAATCAGATGACAACAGATGAAGCTTCAAAAATCGTGGGACAACAGTGGTTTGATAAATATTGTAAAAATAAGGTAGATAAATAAAAAATTGATATAAGACTTATAAGCTTATTAGTAATTACTATTATGAATTCTTCTCTACCTGCAAACAGTTTCCCTAAACATGTCAACGAACTCATTTCCGAGACCTATGATATTTACAACAGTATCAATGATGATAATAAAACATATGCCAACTGTCTAATTATGGTATTGAAAAAATATCATCTTTGGCCTAATATTAAGGTAAAGAAATTCAAAAACCGTTCTGATATTGTGTTGCTACACAATAATTATAAAATGGGGGAAGTATATGAATATCGCGAGCTTTATGAGCAATGTCACAGTATCGTACTAGACTTTACTCTATCATTTAATAATAATGTCGTGGTAACATATGCTAATTCTATTCCAGTACGCAGTGATATTAATACATATATGGCAAATGTTTACAGCGACCAAGATAAATGTTATGAGGCCTATGATGGTACTATGATTACTGTTTATAATCATAATGGCGAATGGCATGTTGGAACATCAAGCTGTCCTGATGCTAATAGTTCTAGATTCTCGCATCCAACAAAAACACATGGTAATATGTTTGATGAAATCTTATATAAATATTACGGAAAACAACTCACTGAACAAGAGCTATCATTGGCACCTAATGAAGTATCAAAGATTCTTAGAAGTAAATTCGTCACACCATTAAATCCAGAAATGGCTTATGAATTCATTGTTGTTCACCATGAAAATATTCACATCATTGATTATACAAATGTTCTAGGTGAAAACTATAAAGAACTAGTTCACGTAAATACTAAAAATAGAAATACACTTGTAGAAGAAGATATTCATACAACACGTCTTCAAGCCTATGTAGAAGTTGGCATCAATTATCCAAAAGAGTTTACAAATGTAACAGAAGCACTTGGATATATCAATGATAATCCATATAGTTATGGACTAATCATTAAAAAAAAGCTAGATAATTCAGTTAAACTCTATAAAGTATCTACTGATATCATTAACTATCGTGAAGAAACCGATCCATGTCATCCAAATACCTGGATGAATATTCTTAGCGTATATATGAAAAATAAACAAGATTATACTATCAAGGATTATATTAGTAATTATGTCCCGAATATTGTACTACCAATTGATAATAATGGTAGACATATTGACCCAACATACCTAATTCATACATTAATTTCTACAATCAAAGATAGTCTCTATAACTATTATGTGTCTACCACAACATACTTTCCAAGATATGGTAGATATAAAATGAATAAAGATTTGGATAAACAGTTTCCCCCAATTATCCAATATCATCTTGCACAACTTAGGAATCTCCAAGTTACAACTTACAAGGAAAAGATGATTACATCAGCAAATGTATACTATTATCTTTGCCAATGCAATGATATCAAAAATATCAAGACACTAATTCAATTCTTTGCATCCAACCCTATTAATGAAATGAATCCAAGGACATCAATGTGTTTCGCAATTATGAATAGTCTCATTTCATAAAATATCTTATTATATTAGAATGAACTACTTTTCAACACAAGGTTGGGTTTATATTGTGATTAGTATAATATCTACAATCATTGCTTTAATTTTAAATATTTATATGGAAGGCATTGGATTATATATGTTTGCATATTTACTATATATTTTAGTTATATTAATAACAGCTTATAATATAACATGTTTAACATCAGGAGAATGTCATATGTGGAGTTGGATAGTAACTATATTATCAACATTACCAATGATATTAATAATAATACTAGTTATATACGGTATTGTAACAGGTTCTAATTAATTAAATTCTTTTTTTATAATAGATTAAATGAGTTCAACATATTATCTTAAAGATTTTTATGATAATATTAAATTAAAACAACAAGATTTAATAAATAATCATTCAGCATATTGTCAATCTGGTGGCTATTCTGTATTAAGTCAACAATTTAATAAACTGAATGCACAACAACAGCTTAATAATATTAGAAGAGAAGTTCAAAATGAACTAAATAATAAAATAACAAATATAATGAAAAAAATGCAAGTAGGCGGTGAAGTAGGCGGTGAAGTAGGCAGTGGTAAAATGACACTTGGCGAAAATATCAAATTATTAAAACAAATGATAAAAGAACAATGTAAAATTGAAAAAAATCTATTAAAAAATATTAAGAAACAACAAAAATGTATAAAACAAAATAAAGTAGAATATTTACCATCTTATCAAAGTGAATTTAAAGATGAAATAAAACGTGCTAATACTATGCATAAAGATATCAAAAAATTACAAGCACATATCAATAAAATTATAGCAAAAAAAGATATTAAAATAAAAAGTAAAGAAACAGATAGATTACTTGCTGTAAAACAAGAAGCTAAGGTAGCTACACTAAATAATTTAAAAAGTATAATAAATAAAATTAAACAACGCTAATTATTTTTTTAAAAATTGATATATAAGATATAGATTTTTATTAATATATAAGTAAGGACAGCATGTTTGAAAATTACACCTTTGATATTAAAGATCCCTGTAATAACCATAGTTTTGAAATTAATAATATGGATTTAGCTATTGTAAATGGATTGCGACGTATTATTCTAACAGATATACCAATTCCTGGTGTAATCGGGGAAAAGTTAGATAAAGATGAGCCTACTGTAAATATAATCACTAATACTGGTGCTTTACACAATGAGTTTATTATTCATCGTATTGGACTTATCCCTATATGTTTGTCCGAGGAAGAAATTGAATTATATGAAGATAACAGTCTAAAATTAGAACTAAATGTTAAAAATGAAACTGGTAAAACATTGAATGTTAAAACTAGTGATATAAAAGCCACTATGAATGGTGAGGAATTATCTGAAAAAAAATTAAAAGAATTATTTCCACCAAACAAAGTATCTAATGATAATATTTTAATTACAAGATTACGTCAGGGAGAACATCTACACTTTACTGCCAATGTTGTTAAGCGTACAGCGAGGGATAATGCATCATTTAATCCAGTATCTCTTTCTAACTTTACATATATACAAGATCCAACAGAAGCATCTAAATATGATAATGTTTTGGATAAAGAAAGATGTTATTATAAAAATAAATATGATGACCCTAATAAGTTTAGATTTGACATTGAATATATCAATATAAATGTAGGACCCAAATATTTAATACCAAAATCACTTGATATAATGATTGAAAAGCTAAATACTATTAGACAAGAACTAGTAAACTTAGATACATCAACAAAGATTAAATTACAAAAGTTTCAAGATATTGAAGGATGTTATGAGTTTATTATAGAAAATGAGGATGATACAATTGGTAATGTAATACAATCATTTATACATAATAAATATATTCGCGAAAAAAGCAAGTTTAATGATACAAATTGTGTATATGTGGGATATATCTGCCCACATCCATTGAAACAACTTATGATCGTTAGAATTACACTAGAAGATGTTACAGATGATAAGGTTATCACATCATTCTTTGAAGCAAATTGCAAAGATATTATTGATACATTATCTAATATCAAAATTAATTGGAATAAATTCTCAATTGAAAATAATGTTTTATAAAATATATCTTTGTATTAAAAGAGAAAGCTATATCTTATAAATGTCTTTTGAAATAGAAAATAATATTTTTACTATTGAAGATGAAGAATTAGATGATATAGAATATTTAGAAATATTGAGTTTAGATGAAATTATAAAAGATAACCCTTTTTTTATTGCATTATCACGCAATGATATATATGAGAACTTACATGAAATGTTTCAAAATAGAAAACGTTCGGAATCCGTTACGCAATTATTTTATGATATATTAGATCACAAAAAATCCGAGAACGGCAATATCACTGACTATTCTAATTATATCTTTTCATCAGAAGCTATTAAAAAAACCAATGAATTAGAA